CAGTAACTCTAATATCAGTAACTCTAAGAATAAAAATAATAAAAATAATAATAAAACGTTCGTAAAAGAATTTTTGCAAATTTTGGATGAGTTATTAACAGGAGGTAGTATTTATGAAGTAGAGGCGTTATTCAAGACGACGGTTTGGGAAATTTTGCCACATCCGTCAGAACCTAACCGAAGGACGACTCTTAGGCAGATGCTTTTGGATGTGGTAGGGGTTGAGCGTCGGGTGGCGCGGTTGTTGCCTGAGGAGGAGAGGGTTGCTATTGCTATCAATAACGCTATTCAGCAGGGTGAGTTGCCATATGAGGTTTTTGCCAGTGTTTATAGAAGATGGCGTCTTTCTGGTTCAACCCGTGTGACTTGGCTATTGAAGGTTTTAAAGGATGAGCTTACAAGGGAGAAAACAACCGAGGAAGTTGAAGTTGAGGTAATAGACAAACCGAAGATAGATAAGAAAGATTATGAGGAATATCTAAAAGACGAACCTATACCGCAGGAAATTTCGGATATACAATCTCAAATAATCTCGCTTTGGCAAAAATACGGTCTTGCCATATTGAGTAAAGCTGATGTGAAAACTCTTTTTTCAATTCTTTACGAGATAAAGAAGAAACATTTTGAAATGATTGATAAAGCCCCTCAACTTGGTTTAAGTGATAATTTTATAAACAATGTTAAAAAATCAATCAAGGCGGTTGAAGATGAAATTGAAAAAATAAAAGGGTTGGAGAGAAATGAAACTACTTCCATTCAAAGAGAAATTTCGTAATCATTTTTTAAAGCTGTTAAGGAATAGCAAAAGGGTATTGGAAAAGAGGGAGGAAATTGATGAGCTCGTTTTGGAGTATAAAAAAATGCTTCATAGATACATACTCAATTTTTCAAGAGAGTTGCACTGGTTGAATTTACAGGGATACGATTTTTCCGATAGTGAGAGAGAGAAGATTTCTGAAATTTACATTAGGGCGAATAAATATATCTATGGTGATGATCCCTTTATTCAAATCAAGTTGATGGAGGAAGATTTGAGGGAGTTGACAATTTTGTTTTTTAGAAGGACCTTGCAGGTGGAGATGAAGCACGGATTGATTTTTTCAAATACGGAAGAATGGGAAAACATATTAAAATTGGCGGGGTTTTATGAGCGTGAAAGTTCTGGTGAAGACACCACTGAGTAAATACTATGGAGGCAAATTCAATATGGTTGATTTTCTACTTCAATTCATACCAGAGCATACGATTTATGTAGAGGTTTTTGGTGGTTCTGGGGCTTTGCTTTTTGCAAAGCCACCATCCCCAGTTGAAGTGTTCAACGATATTGATAGCTCAATTGTTAATTTCTTTCGTGTTCTGAAAGATAAGGAAAAATTTGAAGAATTTTACAGAAGGGTTTTATTTACACCATATTCAAGAGAAGAATTTTATTTTTCGAGGGATGCGCTAAATGAAGGAGATGAAATTGAAAGAGCTGTTAAATTGTTTGTTGTTGTTAAACAAAGCTTTGCTGGGAACTGCCGAGATTGGGGCTTTGCGGTTTCAACAAGCGCAAGAAATATGGCTTCGGCAGTGAGCAGATATCTTGGTTCGATTGAAGAATTGCCAAATATAGTTGGCAGGTTGATGAGAGTTCAAATTGAAAATTACGACTACAAAAAGATATTTGAAATATACGATACGGAAGATACGTTTTTCTACTGCGACCCACCTTATGTAATTGAAGCGAGAAATAGAAAGGATATGGTTTATAAATTTGAATTTACAAATGAAGACCACGAAGAATTTATTGACGAGGTTTTAAAATTAAAAGGTATGGTTTTAATCAGTGGCTACGAACATCCAATCTACGAAAGGTTAGAGAGAAACGGTTTTGATAAATTCGTTTATCAAAAAGTTATAAATACAAGCGGTGGTTCAAGGGCAAAAGAAAAAATTTACGCCCGTGAATGTGTATGGGTGAATAAACAATTACTTCAAAAACTGGAACAAGGAAGATTGTTATAAAATCAAAACAAAAGGAGGAAAAAAAATGAAACCAATCATTGAGAACTATCAAAAAGCGAAAGACCTAGTCTTTATGATACCGAAAGTAATAAAGGAAACCTTGAAAGAGGTTTCCGATGTCCAGCTTAGCTATTTGCTTTTGAAACGATTGATTATTAACCTTAAAGAGGATATTGAGGTATTCAAGAACATTGAGGAAATTGAAAATGATGAGAATTTTAAGCAATTTATATTTATAGCACAAGCACTTTTTAAAATGCAGGAAAAAATTGATGAAATTTACGATAAGCTCACCGATGTAATTCCAGATATTAAGATTTTATATGATGTAATTAAAGATTACAAATACGAACAAAAGAAGGACAAAAATGACACAACTGGTTAAAGCGACAAGAGAGAAGAGGAAAAAGGAATTCAAACCGACGAATGAGCAGAAACGGTTTCTTGAATATGTTTTGGAAAATCTACAACCAGAGGATTTCAAAGGAAGGTTGGGGCTAACGGACCTAGCCTTAAAAGCTGGGGTTAGCCCCTTGCGCCTTAGAAAGTGGCTTAAAAGTGAAAAATTTAAGGGTTGGTTTTACAAAGAGATTGACGAAATTTTCAAACTTTGGGCGAGAGTGATAGCGAAAGACCTTTTCATCAAAGCGCTATCGGATGAAACCGACACGAAGACGAAGATGTTCCTTGTGAAATTGTTCCTTGACCAACCCAAAGTATATGAACATAAATACTCGCCTATAAATGTTGAGGTGAATAAAAGAGAAACAAAAGAACGAAGGGAAGACCCACTTTATACAGAGTATGAGGAAATAAAAGATACAGACAAAGATGAAAGAATGGATGATATGGTATCCTACTGATTTCATATTGCATCATCAATGGAAATTCCATAACACAAAAGCAAAAATTAAAATACTCATTGGGGGTTGGGCGAGCGGTAAAACGCTCACCTGCACAATTGAATTTTTGTCGGAACTAACCCAAGCTGGGAATTTCGGATTTATGGGACGATATGAACTGCCAGAACTTATGCAATCGGTGTTTGAGGATATATTGTATAAATATCTACCCGATAAATTCTTCAAACAAAATGCGAACAAAAGGATTGTTAGATTTCCTAAATATAATTCCTCTTTCGTCTATTCCTTCCTCAACCCAACGAAACTGAAAAATAAACTTATGGGTGGAAATTTCGGTGTCATATTCATTGACCAGATGGAAGAAATCCCTGAAGATATCTTTGAAACTTTATACTCATCAAGGTTAAGACGGGAAGGTTATTCAAGGGTATTTCTCGCAAATTCAAACCCCAACGGTAAGGATTGGATTTGGAACAAATTCATCAAAAGCGCCGAAAAGCGGATAATAAAACCGAGTAAAGCATATTTTGAAGAGCTCATCAAAAGAAACCTATTTTTGGGACAGCTCTTTTCATACGAAACATTTCCACCATATTACGAGTATTACAACCCAGATTTAAATAGCTACGCTTGGGTAATACCCTCATTTCACAACCCCTTCATCCCCGAAGATGTCCTGCGAGGTTTCCAAAAACTGCCACCAGATGTGTATAAAAGATATGTTCTAGCTAGCTTTGATGAATTTTCAGGGAAAATATACACCGAATTTGACCCCGATAAGCACATCTACACCGCAGATAGAGAATATATGAAAATGGATATTTTCGTAGCAATAGACCCAGCAGTTAAGGGTTTTACAGCAGTTCTGTTCGCAGCTTGGGACAGAGAGATGAAAAAATTATATGTCTTTGACGAAATCTACCAAGAAGACGCATATCCACAGCAAATAATCGACAAAATATACCAAAAACTCCAAATTTATGAACTTGACCTCAACAAAATCACATTCGTAATAGATGTCGCAAGTAAAAAACAATACCTTAACAAGGAAAGGTCTTTGTATCAATTTTACGCAGACCTTATGCCAATACCTAAATCAGCACCAAAAGATAAACTCATAATGAATGTCAAAATGTTTTTCTATAACAACATAATCAAAATAAACGCAAGATGTGAAAACACTATAAGAGAACATACAAACTACAAATGGAAACAACACACATTAAGAGACGAACCACTGAAAGTGGATGACCATACAGTTGACTGCTTGCAATACATAATTGACGAAATTATTTTGCATTTTAATTTTGATTTTAATAACTTAACACCCGAAGAACCGAAAGAAAAGGAATTTGATTTTGAAGAAGAATTTCACAGAAAACTCCAAGAACATAAACGACAAGTGAGGGAGCTTATGAGAAAAGAGGGGTTGAAAATAAGAAAAATAAATAGCTGGAGAGTATAATGAGATTAAGCAAAGAAAAACTCAACAAAATAAAAGATGTAGTCGTAAAAGCAATCAGCAATCAATACAGAAGAAAACTCTCCGAAATAAGAAATGTCAAGTATTATTTCTCCGAACAATGGAGCGAGGAGGAAAAAATCCAAAGGTTGGAAGAAGGAAAACCAATGCTTACATTTAACCACCTCAAAAAATTTGTCAATTGGTTATACGGGACAGTTAAACAAATGAATGTGGAGGTTAAAGCCCTACCTCAATCATTTAGAGACGAAAATATCGCAAACATCGTTTCAGGATTGATAAGAACTGCAATGCTTGACCAAAGAAATAAAACGCATATTGAATTATCAACCCTTGACGGTTTCATCAGAGGGGTTGGGTTCGTCCGCATTATGCCAAGCTTTGAAGAAGACCCCAATGGGAAAATTCTAATCAAAAGATTAGACCCGACGGATGTGTTCTGGGATACAACAGCAGAAGAACCCGACCTGTCAGATGCCAGATTTATCTTTTACATTGAAAGATTAACACAAGACGAAATAATAGGCAGATACCCAGAAAAAGAAAAACAAATAAAAGATATTAGGCTCTCGGAATTCACCTTCCGCCAAACAATCCCTCTGAAAGACCAAGAGCGACTTGAAATGGACGATTTCATCTCTTACTGGGAAGGATTGCTGAAAACGGCATACGGACAACTCTATCCAATTGTCCATTACAGGGAAAGATTTTATACCGACGAACTCGCAATCTATAACACGCTGGCAAATACATATATAAACCTGCCAAGCGTGATTGAAGAAGACCAGATCCAGATGTATGTCAGATACCTCAACCAAAAAATCGGCCAAAATATATTCAAAGTTGAAGAATGCCGTGTAAAACGCTGGCGCATGGTGAGCTTCGTAGGAGATGTCGTCCTTGAATACTACGAAAACCCATACGGTCTCGTTTCATACGATATCATACCGTTTTTCTGCTACAGGCTTGGATTTAGCTATCAGGGCTTCGTTGATGACCTAATTGACCCACAAGACGAATTTAATTTTAGAAAATCGTTCTTCAACGAAATCCTTAAAGAAATGCCAGTGGATAGCCACTGGATACCCAAAGGAGCAATTACAGAACAAGAAATTGAGTATATGCAAGATAAATTGAAAAAAAGAAAACAACTGATCCCAATTAGATACGATTTCGGACAACCCATCCCAATAGTGTCTGATGCATTAAATAAATTAACGGCACTGTTGCAATATGAACAACTCTTACGCCTTGATTTGAAAGAAATCGGAGGTATGGTTGATGCACTTATCGGAGTAGTCCCAAGAAAACTTCAAAGTGGAAAAGCTATACAATCCTTGCAAAGCTGGGCGATAATCCCGTTTGAAGCGATATTCTCAAATTATTACTTCTACCTCTATTCAATCGCAAATGTCGTCTGGAAAATAAGTAAATTCGTCTATGCCTCAAAGAAAACAGCAAAAATTTTGATAGATAACACTGGGACAAGCGATGTGGTGGATTTAAATATAGAAACCGAAGCAGGAACGCTGAACCAAATCCTAACTGATGAATATGAAATACAACTTGTCCCAGTCGCAGCTGGGCCTGACGAAATGAGTGAAAAACTCCAAGAGCTCGTGATGTTGAGACAGATGGGAGTTCCTATACCTGATGAATTCTTGGTTATGTTCAGCAAAGTTCCATTCAAACAACAAATCATACAAGCTATACAAGAAATAAGACAACAATTAGCTCAACAACAAAATCTACAAGGTGAGTAATTATGCCAGAGGATTTATTCCAAAATAACACACCCGAAACCCAACCCCAATCGTTTGATAGTGGTGATGTCAAAAAGCTTATGGAACAATACGGTCTTACAGATGAAGATTTAAATTCCTTCTTTCAAGAGGAATTTCCAAGCGAAAGCGAAGAGACAACCAAAACCTCACAACCCCCTGCTTCTGGTGGGTTGGAAACGCAAGGCGAAAAAAAATATGCAGGCATATTCAATAGCGTTGAAGAACTTGAAAAAGCTTACAAAGAACTACAAGCTGAATATACAAGACAAAGACAGAGAACGAAAAAATTTGAAAGCTTCATAGACCTCCTTGAACAAAACCCAGATTACGCCAACTATATAGTTGAAAAAACACAGGAATTTTTCTTCAAAAAAGAGAAACCCCAAAGGGAAATTGAAACCAATGAGTTTGAAGATTTGTTTAATGAAGAGGCGGAGAGTGTTAAAAAATTTGCTTTTAATAAAGAAGATATATTAAATTTAGTCCGTCAGGAGGTCAATCAGGCTCTAGCTGCCCAGCGCCTGATTGATGATTTTCGGCGTAAGTATCCTGAAGTCACGGACGAAGAGCTTTTGAAAATCATCAATCACGCTAGGCAGTTCGGTGGAGACCTTGAAACCTCCTATATGGTTCTGTTTAAGGATAGATTTAAAGAGAGGATTTTGAGACAAGCCCTTGAAGAAATGAAAAAGGGCATCTCACCTCAAAGGATGGGGGCAAGGCAAGAGACCACCCCGACGAAAAAAGAACTTACAGAAGATGACTACTTCCAGCTTGCCCGTGAAATAATAGCGGGTAAGCGTAAGCTTGATGAACTTGAACCAAATGAAAGAGCTAAATTACTAAACATAATCGCAAGACAATTAATAGTAATGTGAAACTAACAAACTTTGAGGTGAGAGGCTATGGCGCTGGAAATATATAACTACGATGATTACAAATACTTTGAACACTCGCACGGGCAAACGAAGAAAGCCCTTTCAAGACAACTTTGGTCAAAAGTCCTACACGAAAAGACAAGAAACAAGATATTCTTTCGGGATTTCATCGGGCAGGAAACTGGTGGTGAAGGTTCAATCACTACAACCACTACCTTCCCACCTATCATTGAAAAAACGGACTTCAGGAAGGAAGCGGGCGACACCATAACGCTTCAAATTATCAAACATATGGTAGCAAACCCTGAAACCTCTGGTGTCGTCGGATCGGAAGTCCTTCTTGGAAGAGAAAAAAGCTTCAGCTTCGGCTACCAGAAAGTATTCGTCGATTTGTTCCGTGAAGCCGCTGGTGTCCATCTCGGGATGAACCTGCAAAGAACCCCACTTGACTTGATAACAATCACAACCAACCAGCTGTCGGATTTCGCAGCTGTTATCACCGACGAAGAAATCTTCAATACCTACTACGCTGGTTGGAACTATACCTTGTTGAGGGCTTTGGCAGGTCGTATCTTCTTCACAGATGCCAACGGATACATAACCAATATCCTGCCAACGCACCCAAATACATTCTGGGGTTCGCCTGGTAAAACTGACCCGAGCCAATTGACAACAAATGATACCTTCAACGCAAGGTTGATTGAAAAAATCGCACTTTGGGCTGAAGAAAATAATATAGTGCCTATAATGGTTGATGGAACTCCGACTTGGATGCTTATAATTCACCCAAGACAAGAAGACCAACTCCTGCAAGACCCGAATTTTAGAGAAGCGCTTATATACGCCAAGCAAAGAGCTCAAAACTGGGAACACCCATTGTTCAAGAGGAAACCTGAGTGGTGGTATGGAAATATCGTCATATATAAAGCCAAACAAATAAGAACGGCGAAATACTACGGGAAAAAAACGGTTGGAGAGAACTCTTACGGATTGAGATTGCAAACTACGACCGTTAACGGATTGAATTATGTAATCGTGAATTCCGCAAACGCTGCTGTTCCATCAGCCGAAGCAACACCTGGGGCTTTGCCCGAAAATATCTCAGCTAACGAGGTATATGGTGCGCTCTTGATTGGTGGAAACTCAGCTCTAATTGCAAGAGCTACAGAATGGAACGCCGAAAGAAGAAAAGAAGACGACTATGGCGCATTCTTTGGATATGCGCTTTGGACTATATGGGGCATGAAGAGAAGCGACTGGTGGGACACAATTGACGAGATGAACCTTGACTTCAAGACAAATATCTTCAACGAAAGCTCAGCTGTAATCTATACATATACACCATCTTACTGATGAGTAGGCAAGATAAAATAATAGCGCAAGCAAAATTAAATTCACATGATACATCGGGCAAGTTGGTGAGAGATGAGACCTGGTTAGAATGGCTGAGGATGGCTATTGCCGATTTAAATTTGGAATTTAAATTCAATTTTAAAATAACCACTCTTTCAATCGTAAATTATGAAGCCAACTTGCCCGATGATTTTTTATCCGTTAAAAGCGTGTATTTGGGCTTTAACCCTGCAAGGAAAACAAGCTTTGACGAGGTCAGAGTAAATAGAGGTAGAGGTGAGTATCTGTACGCAATTGAAGGAAGAAAAATTTACACGAACTTTACAGACAAAAATATTGAACTCGTATATTACGGGTCAAGCGTTTCAATTGATGATATACCCGTAATCTTTGACCCGTTGATAATTGACTATTTGACTTGGTATTTTTATAAGTGCTTCTATCCAGAGGTTGAAGAGGTATATAAACAAATGCTTGAAAGACGAAAATTTGAGTTGAAAGCAAACATATTGTATCTGGAAACAAATGATTGAGGTAAAAAATTTACATCTTCAACTTGCGAGATTGGTTGGGGACTACCTCACTGAAAACGGCGAGGAGTTTGTAAATGGAAATGAAAACGGTCTTCAAATATCATACAACGAAAGGAAATCGGCTATTGAAGGGGCATTTTTTGACCTATACAATATATTTAAACAGCGAGGTCTTGAAAACCTCGTGTTTTTGAATACTTTAAATTTAAGCAACCCAACTTATGTTGGAGGTTCAAATGCACATTATTATCTTTTTTCAATTTCAAATTCAATCATTGACATATTGAATGCTAAAATCGGTGTAGCCCCGATTTATAGGGAGGTGAAACCGATAAAGTATTTCCCAGGCGACAGTTTCCTTCACATCGGTTGGGGTGTTTGCGTTTTGGAGGTTAGACAAAATTCAACTTTGTATCTTAATTTCGTTCTGCCCAGTAGGCTTCACACTTCAAATCCGAATGAGGTGAGCGCAGTTGTCCAAATCCATTCAATAGATGGGTTAGGCGAATATAACAAGGTTTTGCCTTTGGATAGTTCTTGGGAAAATGTTATATTAAACCTCGCATACGCAAACATATTAAAATATAGAGGTGAGATTAAATGACAATAAGAGAATTCGTTGACCGCCTTATGCTTGAAATGGGCGATTTAAGAGCTGAAAAAATAAGATATGCTGACTACTTCACAATCGCAACTGAGGCTATTAAAACAGTTGAAGCGGTTTATGCACCGCTTTTTGAGATTAGAGAAGGAATTATAAGCCCAAATCAATCAGTGGAGAGGGAGCTTGTAATATTTAATGACGAGCAGCGCAAAATAAATTATTTCAAAGTGGGCCGTTTTTATCTGAACGGCGAAAGGTATCAAGTTGATTACGAATATGCGAAATTAACTGACAATTCCTTCTTGCCCTGTTATGGATTTAAAGCATCGGGATATGGTGTAAATATCGCCTTTAGCCCAGGTGCATCCCCAGGTGATATCTATAAGATAATACTTTATTATACCCATAAGACGGAATACTTTACAGATCCAGACAACGACATTGAATTGTCTGAAAACTTTGTTTTGGCAGCTTTAAACATTGCCAAGCAATATCTTTATGCGAAATTGGGAGCTTCATTTAATCAGTATCAAGTTCCAGTGATACAAAACCAGACCCAAGGCCAAGAACAACAATGATTAAGGCAAAATGCGTGTTGAATATAGAGAATTTAAACTCGCAAATGCGACCGAATACTCCGACTTTAAAATTTTTAAGTTCGCCTATAACCTCAGCTTTGACATTGAAGGTGGGATGCAACCACCACCAAAACTTGAACTATTTAAGGATACTGGTGAATTTTTAATTACATTTGGGAAATTCAAAAGCCAACTTTTCGCAGGTGGGAAAGATATATTTTATGCGCTTACAAAATGGGAAGATAAATATAAAATCCACATAAACGAGGATAACTTTGATTTTAAATTTTACCCGCATGCTTTTGCAGTCACGATTTCGCAATCACAAGCAAATGATTTGAATATAAATTTAAAAAGGATTGAAACGGCAAACGAGTTTTATATCCTTGACCCACCAACCCATTTCGTTCAGACCATACAAAATTTGTTAAACAACAAGGGTTATTTTTACCTTTATGTCGCTGATAATGGCGATTATTATCTTGAAAAATTTTTCCTGATTACGAAATACAGCATAAGAGAAATTTGGTATGGAAACCCACCAGGATATCACATCCTGTTAATTTTGGAGGCAACTGGGAGAAAATTTAGAAGGTTTTCAATTAACCTTTACGGCGATTTTGAAGGGCTTCCAAGCAACGATATTAACCTTTATAATCAAACGGTTTATATATTTGATAACAACATCTTTGATTTGCGGTGGGACACACCTGAAAAAGGCGTTTTGAGATGGAATTTCTATCCAATCCCAGATGGCATTTTGATTAGAAGAAATTACTTTGAAAAACTTGACAAAACTGGCGAATTCCAATTTTCAATAAAAACAAACACATCGATATGGGATGATACCGACCCGTTAAAACCAATTTTGAGAAAGGGATACCTTGCCCACATCAACCCCAATTTGATTTATTCATATGAAGAGCTTGAAAACCCTTATAATACTTTTCCCAAAGTTTATCTTAATATTCCAAGTTCTTATTCAACGAACATCATCGGTTTGCCCGATGACAACATATGGGCTATAGCTTGCACAGCTACTTTAAACTCAGGCGAAGAAATACCTCTTGCAATTGAAATGCCTGTTGGAGGCGCTTCCTCAGTTTATATAGTTAGATGTGCAAAGAAGGTTTTCATCTTGAATTTGGCAATTTCGTATTATTCCACACCTGAGGTTATATTGAATTCCATTTCCCTTAAAACAAGCCTTGTCCCGCTTAATATAAAAAAGATAAATGTTTATGCTGCTAAGTTGAAAAAGGATGAAGCCATTCTTTATAAAGAGAGCGACAATACAATTAAATACTACAGCGCTGAGAAAATCCCCGATAATCTTTTTGTTTTGTCAGGGGAGATAACATCTATCAAATGTGGATTTATATATCCGATGGAGAAAGAAGCGAAGCAGGTTAGCTATCAAGTTTTGAATACCGATATAACTCTTGCCGAATTACCCACCTGGGGGAGTGAATGGCTTGTCCCTTTGAAAGACGAAACATTGTATCAAAATTTAATCATCGGAGTTGGGGTTGATAACAATATATATGAAAGTCATTCAACTGCCGAAGGGACAATGCCTACTCTCATCCCAGAGGAAACGATTTCAAACATTAAACTTTCTGGTTCAATCTTAAAAGTTGAGAGTTTTATTTACAGATTGATTGTATTCACAGATAGGGAAATAGTAGTTCTTGACCCAGAGAAGGAGTTTCAAATGATGAATAGGTTTAGTGTTGGTTTGTTAAATCATTTATCGCTTTGTAAAACCCCGTATGGTGTTGTTTTCGTCTCAAATAACGGTGAGATTTATATAACGGATGGGGTAAGGATTGAAGATATAACTGGGCAAATAGCACATATGTTCAGGGTTTTTTATGTCCTCGTGAGCAATATGGTGTATTCGCATCAAAACAACGAAGTTATAATTCAATGTGGGAGGCACTTTTTTGTTTATCATTTCCCAACTCAAAGGTGGTCAATTTATGCGTTTATCGGCATCAACCAAATGGCGAGCTTTGATAGTGTTTATCTTGCTGATATGATGGGTAAAATTTATAAGCTAAATTACACAGCTAGGTCAAACAACGGCGAGAAGACGATACTTGCAACATATAAAAATAATTTCGGTATAGATGGGACAAAGGTTTTGAAATTTATTGAGCTTGATGTAAGCGGTGATGATTTTGATTTGATTTTGAAAACAGACCAGTCATATACGATTTACAAGCTCAAAAATAAAAACAGGTTGTTCAGGATAAAGACGAAGACGAAGGAATTCAACTGGTTGCAGTTGATTTTCCATTCTCGTGGTTCAATTAAAATAAACAGGATAGGGCTTGAAATAGAACAATCGCCATTGGGGATAAAAAAGGGACTTCCAGAACCGAAAATAGAGGGCATTGTTTTCACTGGTTTTAATGAGCATGCGTTCAGTTTGAAAAGACCAAATGTAAAGAGATACACAAAGTTTATCGATTATCCAAATAATCCAGCGATTTCAAGGTATGGTTTCGGTTGTGTTTATGATGAAATTTACAGACGCATTTGGTTTGGTTATGCTGGTGAAACCGATTTCGTTAAAAATTTGAATTTGGTTAAAGGTTTGTTCCCTCATTTGAAATCCGTTGCCGTATTTACAACCGCAGTTTGGACTTCATTTAACTCTCCAAATTCCACCAATGATGAAGATTTTTCTCCCTATGCGAGAATTTACACAAGCCCAATAAAGCCAAGTAATATGCCCTATATTTGGCCTGCCCTTTCAATGAAATCATTTACATTTGGAAGGGGTGGTAATACAGGGGTTTGGACATTCGTCCAAGATGTTGGAAATTTTAAGATTTACAAGACGGATATTCGGAATGTCCTTTGGGTTTATTATAACGGTGGGAACAAGGCAAGGGATGTGTATAACAATGAATATAATTTTATAAGATATAACGATTGGACGAGCTTTACAACGAACGATGGACAAGGTGGTTGGTATCACGATTATGCGAATGGGAGGCTTCACATTAAAATTCATAATACTATAAACCCCGATTATGAGAACATTTCAGTTGTGGAAAGCCATCAAATTGATTGGAAGGCAAAGGATGATGCGTTTTGGGATTTTGATAGCAGTTTCATTCCGCTGAAACATTTCAGACAACCAAACCCATTGGCGGCTGGAACGCCAAGCGATGAGGATATTGTAAATGCAATTAGGGTATTCAAGGAGCTTGGTTATTTTGTTTTGTTTTACCCATTTCTTATGGTTGTGAATTCAATAGGGCATGGATGGCGCGGTTATATCAAGATTTTCACAACGAATATATATGCGGATTATGTTGCCTGGATTATGCATTATGCGAGATTGTTCCAGCAAGCTGGGGTTAGTCCCGATGTGTTTATACTGGGTAGCGAGATGAAGGAACTTGAAAAGTGGAGTGATTTCGCAGATATGATAATTGACCTGAGCAATTGGGTGAAAAATTTGCTGCCCAATGTTAAAACGACATATGCTATGGATTGGGGGTCTGTTCAAGAAATTTTGAATGGGGATACAAGCAGGGTTTATTTTGAGAACAATGTTTGGCAAGCGCTTGATTATTTAGCTATTGATATGTATTTGCCTTTGGTGGGTGAGGGTGAAGAATATACTTATGATGTTCATAAATTAGCTTCAAAAATTGGTGAATTCATTTACAATTGGTATCAAAGGCATCCAAAACCCTTGATAATAACGGAGTTCGGTTGTGGTTCAATTGACAGGGGTCTTGTAGCCCCTTACATATTTCCACCAAATATCCCGCCTGGGAGCAATGGAAGTGTTGATGAATTAACTCAATTTGCAGGATTTGGTGGATATTTATTAAATTTCAGTAAGCTTCGTGATAGAGGAATTTTAAAAACATATCTATATTACAATTACGATGCCCGTGTGTTCCCAGCATTTCCAGATGCCATCATATGGAACGAATGGAACAGCTATACAAGATATTACGCTGATTGGCTCAAATATGATATAGGTCATCAAATTGAAAACAAATTGGTGATATATGGGTTATAAAAAAAGGGAAATAAATCTTGAAGTTGAAGAAGACCTTGAATTCAGACGGATTGAAAGGGATTTTGAAAGTGGTGTAGAGAAGGTGGTAGAAAAGCTGATAATTAGTGGTATTTCTCCAAGAATTGCACCAAGTGCATCGGAGCAAAATAAGGTCTTATTCACTATGAATGGTGGTGAAACTTCAATTTACATTGAACCATATGTATCTAATAGCGTTGAATTATATTTAAATGGACAGTTGATGGTTAAAGACGATTTTTATGAAGAGACAAATCCCGATATAGGTTTAATAAGTTTTAAAGAGGAGGTTGTAAATGGTGATAAAATTTTTGTAAAATATACAAGGAAGAGGTGATAGATATGCCGATTCCGATATTGGTAGGTGCGTTAGTTGGAGCTGGGCTTGGTTATCTTGGGTATCGTGAAGCCCAAAGAAGGCACAGACAGGCGATGGACATCTTGTCTGGGATGAGGACGCCGAGTATGGAATTCTGGGATGAAATACAGAGGTTGGGTTTGAGACAGGCTTTGGAGAAGTATGGTTATGGTCAAATTCGGGATATCTTGGAACAGGCTTACAAAATGCAGATTTCCTCTCTTATGCAGAGGCAGGCAAGAGGGTTGGCTTTAGCTGGTGTTAGTCCTACAAGGCAGGGGGCGCTTGTTGGCAGGTTAAGGACGCCCTTTGATGTAGCTTATTTGCAAGCTATGGGGAATTTGCCTTTTGATATGATGAGTGCTTTGGCGGGTTTGGCTCGTGAAGTTGGACAGCAGGAATTTGCGAAGGCTTCGGCGCTGGCAGGGTTGCAAACACAAGCCCCAAGCCTTGTCCAAGATGTATTGTCAGGTATTACAGCTGGGGTTGGCATAGGGGCAACGGTGTATCAGAGTTTTGCGCAACCGCCTGCTATGCCACAAAGCCCTTACAGAACTGGAAAAAAGACAGGCCCATTTAAAGTGGAGAGAAGGTGATGGATATGCCGACATTTTCGGAATTTATGCAGGCGACCAACTTTTTGCAGGTATTACAGGGTGCTATTGAAAGAGCTGGTCAGGAACATCAAAGGCGTAAAATGCTTGAACAGGGGTTGAATTTGTTGTATGACGAATTGAAAAGGTTGCAGGTTGGGGAAATTCCAGACATATACAGAGGTCAGTTAGAAACACTGCAACAGATATCGCCTCAATTGCTTGCTGGGGCTAAAACTCCGCAGGAGGTTTCAAATGTGATGGCGCAGATTTACGGGGTTTTACAGCAGACGAAGAGGGACATAACGCAATACTTTGAAGCCAGCAAGGCGATAGATGAGCTTCGTCGTAGGTATGAGGAAACGCAGAGATCCCTTGCTGATATTTCAGGTAAGATCCCGAAGGAGTATCAACCGTTTTTCCAAGCTTATGGGGAGCAATACAAAAATGTTTTTGAGACGACTTTAGATTTGGCGCAGACGCTATTAAGGAGTGGTCAAACTGAACAAGCGTTGCAGCTTACGACGCAAGCGCAACCTCTGGCCACCGATTTTATAAACAAGATGTTTGAAATGATACAGTTTGAGAAGCAAACCAAGCTTCAAGAGAGGGAAGTATCAGCAAGGGAGAAGCAAGTTGAAGTCACCGAAAAGTTGGGTCAGAGGGAGCTTGATATCAAACAGCAAGAGATTGATTTCAACAGACAGGTTTGGGAGTGGGAGAAGAATTTCAAGGAGAAACAGCAGAAGCTTGCCGAAGCCCAGTTTGAATGGAGTAAAATTGCAACATTTATTGATAAGCATTTAAAGGAGATGGAGCTTAATCTTAAAAAATACGAGACCGATGTTAGAACTTCAGTTGAGAGGGAGTGGATGAAGACCAACATACAAATTGCCAATATAAGGGCTAATGCGGCCAAGCAAGCGGCTTTGATTGGGTTGTGGCGTTCAATTCACGCAAAACAGGGTGGTATAACACCGCAACAGCAAGCGGCTTTTATAGCAGGTATGATTGACCCGAACAGTGTTGAGATAATTGAGAGGAAGGGTAAGAAAGAGAAAATGAGTGCTTATTTTGACCCGACGAAATTTGCGGAGAATTTAGCTAATGGAAGGATAGAGCTTGAAATAGTGGGAAACCAAATCATAGGGACTATCTTTGATGAGAATGGGAATGTAGATACGAAATTTATTGCGAAGTATAGAGTTCCGAAGCGGTTGTTCCAGAAGGCGTATGATTACTTGCTGACATTGTTAAAGAAACCGCAGGTTTCTATGGATGAGGAGAGTATGATTGATATTGACGAATTCCTAACATATGATTTCGAGTGATGAAGCTTGAAGAAGCAAAGAGAAAAATAAGGGAAATATACGAGGTCTCAAAACCTTTTAATGGTTTCATATTTTTGCCCAGGCAAGGTGCAGTTAAAGTTAATTGGGGGACTGATGACCCTCGTGAGTTTATAAGGCTTGTCTTTGCCAAGGGGGGATTTAGGAAAAATTTGGAATTAAAAGGAAAGTTAAAGGCGAGTGAGATTTTGAATTACATTTACGATATGGCGAAATTGCAGAGCAAACAGCTGGTAGATAGCTATTATATGAACAAGTATTACGAATATATAAAAGAAAAGGACAGCAACATTTTAAAGGGTTTGGGTTATGTTGCACAATACACTTTATTTGAGACGATACCGAAAGCCTTAGCTAATAGGACGCTTGGTTTATCGGAGCTTGTTTCTTATGGTTTGAGGAAAATGGGGGTAGATGAATTTTCCGATGTTTATAATTATGCGATGGCGAGGAAATCGGAGTTGAATTTGTATAATAATGCAGCTGAGAAGTTTATGGCAGATTACATAACGAACAAGGGTTTTGGTGGGGCTATATCTGGGATAATGAACCTCGTTTCGTTTATGTATGGGTTTGGAGCTATTGCTTCAAGTGTTAGGAAGCTTGGTTATGTTTGGGCGTCGGCGATGCCGGAGAAATTTTTGGGGAAAGTGGGTAGGTTTTTAATAGCCCCAGAGGTAAGTGGTGTTCCTTTTGTTAAAAAGGCGTTTTCGGAAGCGTTGGTTTTCACGGCTTTTGACCAGATAACGAGTTATATTTCGCCTTATCGTTATTCTCTTACGGAGTTGGTGAAGGACGCGATTTTAGGTAAGACCCCAACTGGGGAGCAGGTTTTTGAAGGTGTTGCTGGTTTTTTTACAGGGCTTCTTTGGGGTTCAGTTCCTACAATTTCAAGGGCGATTGATAGTGGGTTAAAGTTAATTGCCGCAAAATACCCAAGAAGTTATGTTGTAAGTTTTGGGGCGAGGGTATTGAGCAATCCCATCAGTGGAGCTGTCTTAAACGAGTTGAAGAACACCCCGGCTTTTTTGGTTGCTGAGGTTGGAAGTCAGGGGATTAGCGCAGCTACAGCTGAGATTTTAAAAGTGCTGGGTTATTCAATTGGCCCGATAAATGTCAGTTTGTGGGAGGGGATTTACGGGGTTGGATTGATGCAACTTTTGAATATGGGGTTAGCAGGCGCTTTGAGGATAAGATATAGGAAATTTAGAAATCAATTAATGAATGAACTTGAAAGTGCTTTAAGTGATATAGAAGGCAAGATAAAGGAGAAAGGGGAGATATTAAAGGAGGAGACGACCCCACCAGGCGATGTCATCCAACCGCATTTTGATGAATACCTCAAGGCGGTTGATAATTTACAAAAGGCTCGTGATGTCATTTTTGCGAGGACATTAAAGACAAACGCCTTGCTTGAAATAGCGCAAAATTATGGTTTGCTTGATAAAATCAGCATAGAACCGAGCAAGCTTGATATGCCGACGGCTTTGTATATAGCGCATGGGGATTTGCTTAAAAGTTTTGCTTCCGTTTATCAAACTCTCGGTTATATTTATCAAAAAAAACCTGAACTACTCAAAGATAAGAATTTGGGTTTGCCTGTGATTGAGGGGATGCGCCAAGCGTTGGAACATATCGCCGTTGATATAGAGCGTTCAACTGGTGGTAGGTATAAGGTTGTGGTTCAATTTGACAAACCGATGAAAAATGGCTTTGTCCCTATAAAGAATATATTTGTTGGGCAATACGAGGGGGGCAAGGTGAAAATCGGTGAAATAAAACAGTTTGGAGGATTTAGGGGCAAAATAATTGAAATTAACACCAATGCCGAAGCGGTGTTGAACGACATAAAGAAGTTTGCAGATGACTTTTTGAAGAATTACACAATCGGTGAAAAAAGCATACTTGACCTGTATTATGAAAACACGGTTTCGCAATTATATAGAGATTTAATGGATGTATTTTTCAATCCTTTTAAAGTTTTCTTCGGCAACAGACGTATAACCTCATATAAAAATCAGCAGAATTTTATCAAGTTGTTTGAGCAGTTCAGAAGTTTGATTAAACCGGAGGATTTGGTTATCAAGTTTAACAATTTAGCTTCAAAACATAATTTGCCGTTGATTTATTCAGAGTTGGTTGGTGATATTGGGACATATTGGGAGCCTAAGCCTGTTTATGCTATTTTCAATTTAGGTGGAGAACCGATTGCCATCCCTTTCACTTTTTTAGTTAGTCGTGATGGCAAGGTTTTCGCACAGGAGGGTTTGAAGATGCTTGAAAAAACTGGGTATGTTCGTTTCGTTGAGAGCGGTGGTTTTCAACCGAACATTTTGATTGAGGCTAATTTGTGGGGGCGAGAGCTTAAAAGGGAGGATGTGAAAAGTATGCAAGAGATGATACGGAAAGTGATGAAGTTGCCCAACGATTTGAACAATCTTTTAGGGGAGGCTTCATTGGTTGTTTTCTTCAATGAGTTCATTAAGGAAAAGCTCAATTTGTCTGGTTTTGATATAAGAGATATAATGAAGGAGGGGGTAGGTAAGAAAGAGGTTAATGAACTTAAAAAAGCGGTTGAAAGTGGAGATGGCAATCAAGTTGAGCAAGCGTTGAAGGATATTGTAGGAGAAGACCTCTATCAGCAGATAAAAGACAATCTTCAAAAGAAGGGTGTTTCAAATCCAGCGCAAGCCATTGCAAATGTCGTTTTGCAAAATGTCTCTGGGGAGAAGGTAAAGGAGGTGAAAGAACCACCGAAAGAGGTTCAAAAGAAACCGATAGAGATACCCAAAGTTGAACCAGAACCAGTGAAACCCCAAGAGGTATTGAATTTGCAAGCGAGATATAATCTATTGAAGCAAAACCTTTTGAAATTAAGTCCGAATGAGATTATTTCGGGTTATCAAGGTTTGTTAAATGATATTGCTTCGTTTGGTTATAGACAAGAGTTAAGGGAATTGGCTATTAATGCGATAAAGGACTTGCAGACATTGAAAGCGGAAATTCAAAAGGGTTTAGTGGATAAGATAGCCGCAGCTGAAAGTGAAGCTGAAAAGATGAAGATAAGGATGTTGGAGAGGAAAAAGAAGAAATTTTTGAACAGCATAAATAGTTTGATGCTTGGTTATACAACTTTGGAAAATGAAGTTAGGCAAGAGTTCAGGGTATTACAAGCTGAAAATGTCAGAAAGGTAAAGGATGAGGTTTGGAAAAAGATTGATGAGAAATTTTTTGAAGGGGAGAAAAAACCGATTGATACAAAAGAGTTAATCCAAGATTACAAGCAGACTTTGTGGCGTGAGATGATGGGTAAAGATGTAGAAGATATAGAAAGGAAGATAAGCAAGTGGAAGAAAGGAGATAAGTTTGAAGCTAAAAGCGTTTTGGAGCTGATACGGCGTTCAAAATATACGAGTGAAAGTGGAGAAGCATATAATAAAAAACTGGAGGATTTGTATAATCGTCTGTTGAATTTCATTGATGAGAATTCAATTGTGGAATCGCAGTTGAAGGTAGTTTCTAAACAAAGCAAAAAAGCGGAATTTAGCGATAGGCTTTGGAATTTGCTTTCTGTGAAAGACCCGCAAAGCGTTTTAAAGGTGCTTGAGAAAATAAAGGGTAAAATCAACCCGGATGAATTGCTTTCAAGGATTAAAAATGAAGCTGAGGATTTTAATTTTAAATTTAAGAGGCTTTCGGATTTAAAGGAGGTAAATGAATTATTGAAAAAGACAAAGGATGAATTTAAGAAAAACGTTGAAGCTGGGGATTTTGAAAAGGCGGTAAATGTTTTAAGTGATTTCATCAAGGCGTTAAAGAATAGGAAATTTTTCAAGTTGGAGAATATGAGTGCGATTACCGAGGTTTGGCAGGATATCGTTTCGTTGTCAAAGTTTGCAAATGAAAAGGTTAAAAGTTTTGAGGTTAAGGGTATTGAGAGGCCGAACGAGGTCGATTTGATTGACAATTTAATAGTTAATTTCAACAGACAGCTTCAGGCGGTAAGTGAAGTTAATATAAAGCAAAAGCAGGTTGATATAATAGACAAAATCAAGCGGGAGGAGGCCAGAAGGCAGACGGAGGCGATAATCAAGTATATAAATGACGAATTCACATTTAAGAGGGATTTTCCGAATTTGTTGAGGAAATATATGGCTTTGGGGTATATGATTGAGAACGAGAAAGTTAAACCCGCCGAGTTGGCGAAGATGTTTAATTTAGATGAGAAGAGTGCGAAGGAGTTGATAGTGGGTGCGAAGGGCAAGGGTAAGAAAACGAAGGAGAGCATATATGTGATTAGGTCTAATTTGAAGAGTGAGATAATGAAGCTTAGAGACCGGTTTGTTGAGGCTTTTGCCAATCTTTATCCGAATTTGGATGAAGGTGAGAGGAGGATGCAGATGCTTGAAATCATTAAGTCTTGGGGGTTAAATCAGAGCGAGATTGATGAGTTGTTGGGGTTATTTGCCGATGAAAAGTTAAATGTCAAGCTTCCGCAAGACCACGATTTTGTCAAGTTTTTAAATTCTGAATTCAGGCAGGATGTATTTGGTGTTATTGATTTCGGTAAGGTTATAAGTCCAATTGGTGAGGAAACGCACAAAAGGCGGGGAGTTCCAGCGATGCTGGAGGCGTTTCCGGAGGAGAAGGTTTATCAAGACATATCGGAGCTTTTCAAACCGAGGGAGATTAAAACTGTAAAGGATTTAATAGCATCGGCCACTTGGTCGTCGGCTGAGGGTTTGCTTGGGAAGGTGGAAGCACCACCGGAGGTTAAGAAACAGGTTTTTGAGACGCTTGCGAGGATACTTGATAATCTTGACACAAGGGGTGGGTTTGAAGACCTGTTGAAATATATAAATGAGGTTGTAAGGTTGAGGCTTAAAATTGAGGGAGCGGAGGCGCTTGCGAAGGAACTTGAAAAGGTTTCGGATGAGGAGTTCAAACAGATGAAACAGAGGGGTGATATACCAAAGAATTGGAGCAAGGAGAGATGGATTAAGGAGAAATTGAGAGAGATTGAACAGATACAACCTGAAGAGGTGGAGATTTATCATATCACACCTATGACGAAGAGCAAGTTGTCTCGTCTTTTGGTTAATATAGCCAAGACGGAGAGCAAGGTGAGAAGGGATGTGAAGATGGAGAAGATATTTACCAAAGGTATATTTTTCAAGGAGAAATACGAGAAGACCGCAGTTTCTGGTGAAGTGGGGCATTTATCAATTTTGAAAAAGCACACAGCTACAATTGAAGATGTGGTTTCTGCGATATTGTTGAAGCTTTGGCGAAATGTTGATTGGGTAGAAGCTGAGCGTCAATTGAAGGGTGAAACTTTAATCATCAAAGTTGGTGATGAAGAGGTTTCTGCAATTGAAAACTTGCCTGCTGGGCCTGAAGCGATACCGAGTTTTGTTTTGGAAAAAGCGGTAAATTATAAAGGTTTAGCGGATATGATGGAAAGGATATATAAAAACTACAAGGAGTTAAATTTAAATGCGTTTCTCGGTTCGATTGGACGAGGGTTGAAGGAACATTTAGGTATATGGGCGGAAAATGCGGAAAGTTTGAAAATGCTTGGAATACAATTGAAGAATTTGGATTTGAACAAGATAACTGAGGAAAATAGGGAGATGTATGAGCAGTTGATTGATTTGTTTAGTAGTTTTGTATTAGCTTTTCCAGAGGAGAAAGGCAATTTATCAAAATCGCTTGATAGGTTGATTGACGGTGTTAAAAGTGTGGTTTTAGAAGCCCAGACAAGTCCGGGCAATTTTGAGGCTAAGGCGGTATTATCAATGATTGAATTGTTCAAGACGAGGTTTTCGGAGTTTTTGGTTAAGAAGTCGTCATACATTGAAGATGTGTTCAAGTCAAATCGGTTGGATAGGTATGTGAAGCTTGGGAGGGAAATTTTGGAAGCGCTTGATATAAATAATTATGCGAAGTCAATGAAGGCGGTTTCGGATGCTTTGAACATATTGAAAGCTTACATTGGTTCTTATTCGCCGACGTTGGTGTTTTTCCTCGTTCCAGAGTTATGGGTATTGTTAAAAGAAATTTGGGATTGGGAGGTGGAAAATGCCAATAAAGCCTAAAAATACGCTTGGGCGTATGATGACTGGTAGAAATGTTTATACCGAAGCTTTTAGGGAGAGGTTTTTGGCGCAAACTATGAGTGGCAAGCTTGCTAATGCGTTCGTGAGGGTATTTCCTCAGCATGCGCAGATAATTGAGAAAATTGCTCGTGAATTTCCTCTCTTTTGGCGTGATAAAATTGACCCTATGAAGACGCTTGAAATTGCAACAAAGATTGAAATTGGCCCTGAGGAAGGGGAGAAATACACGGTTGAGGTAGCAGGTCGTCTTTATCAAACGATGGGGAATTTGTCTGTTAAGACGAACGAATTGAAGGATTTGTGGGCTAGAGCTGACAGGGCTATACAAGCTGGTTTGATTGAACCTGCTCAATTGTTTAGGTTTTTTGAGCAGAACCCGAAGGATAAGGAGGAAGCGAGGTTTTTCAATGAGATTGTTTCAAACAAAGAGCATCCTCTTCATTTTTTGAGGCGTTATAGGGAGATTGGTGAGGAGATTGGTGGAGCAGCTGCGAGTTTAGGTTTAGCCAAGACGGGACAGATAATGGAGTATTATGGGAAATACTTTCCGTATATTTCAATGCTTTCAATTATGAACAATGAAAGGCCCGAGAATTTACACGCCATAATGGCTAGCATTGGTGGTTTGAAGATGTCTTTAAATAGATTTAAGGAAAGATACAAGAACGAGATAGACCCTCAGCTTATTGAGAAGTATCCTCATCATGCTTTTACGATTGCGATGTTGGAGGAGCATTTTGATGTATTGACGAAGAAGTTTATAAAGCATTTGGTTGCGACCGAGATGGCGTTTGGTTTTCCCAACATCGCTCCTCATTCGTTTATTGAGTTGCCTGATGGTGAGCTTGTTCCGATTAATCAAGCGAGAAAAGTAAGGGATACTTTGGTTCGGTTGTATAATAATTTGAAGGGGGTTAAGTTGAAGGATTTATTGAAGGACAACGAGACGCTGACGCTTGAGGAGAGGGATAAGTATATGAGCGAATTGAAGGAATTTATGGACAGGTTGAAAAGTGATATATCTTTCATAAACAAGCAGATAGGGGTTTATGATAAAATACTCGATTGGTTGGCGTTGCCCCCTGAAAAGAGGACGAAGGAGAGTTTCAAGGAGATTTTCACCATTGTGAAGATTAATCAAGCTGGGGAGAAGATGAAAGAATACATTGCGCCAGAGGATAGGATTGAGGCTTGGTTTGATTATTACAGTCGCAATGCGGATAGGTTTGTTCTCCTTGATGTTGGGAAGGAAAAGGTTTCGTATAAGACGAGGTTGAGGTTGGGGACTATACCGAATGTAATGGGGTATGATATTATGGCGGGGATGTTGGTTAGCAAGGAGCTTTATCCGGAGATAAATATGTATTTTGAGTTTGCAAGTCCAGATGCGGGTATGAGGTTTTTGCGTGGTTTTCACGATATAGCTACAAGATTGACGAATGCACACAAATACTTAAACGTTGCTTTAAATCCACCCAGCTATATAAAAAATGTTATGGGTAATTTTATGTTTTATTATTTATATGGAGTTCCTTTGCATAAGATACCAGAGTATTATTACAAAGGTCTTGTTATGATTTCAGACCCTGAGAATGCGCAGCTTTTGGAGCGGTTTGGGATTGGGGTTGGTTCATTTAGTAAGGAGATAGTTAATAATTTAAAGAGGGTGTTGCAGAGGGATATGGAGTTTGCCGAAAAATATGCTTCAAAATCGGATTTATTTTCGGTGGTTCATCATTTCCTTTATGCTTTTTATCAGATTACGAACAAGTTGGGAGGTGGTTATGATTTGATAGATAAAATTGCGAGGGCAGGGTTGATTGCTTATATGAACGATTACAAGGTGTTTGGGGACAAGATTTTTGATTTAGGGGGTGATTTCAAAATTAGGAATGTGAATGAAGAGCTTATGCGTAAAGCTATGGTAGATGCTTATCGTTTTACGATAGATTATGGGTCTGTTTCTGTTCTTTTGAGGAAAATTAGGACTGGTGTGGTTGGTTTTGTATCGGGGATAACTCCGTATATTACATTTGTAGCTAAATCACCTTTTGTTTTTGGTGAAGCTATGCGTAGAAATCCGATTAGAGCTTGGTCGCTTATGGTGTTGCCGATAGGGATGTATTTGGCAAGTTATATTTCAATGCTTGGGGATGAAGGTGGAGAGGAGGCTTGGAAGTTGTCAATTGATGCGTATAGGAATTTTAAAACGATTGTATTGCCTTTTAAGACGAAGGAGGGTAAATATGTTTTCGTTTCGTTTGCGGGTTGGCATCCGTTGGACAATTTCTATGATTTCGCTTTAAATTTTGCAAAGGGTGAATTTGGGCGTGCGTTAATTGAAAGTGGTTTAGTTTTGGCAAATCCAATTTCGCAGATAGGTATAACATTATTCAGTGGAAAAGACCCATTCACCGAGAAAGAATACTTCACAGACCTTGACAGGATGATACCGTCAAGGTATTTTTATCGCTTGATGGTTCTGTTGACAGATGCTTATGCTATGTCATATTTTAAGAGTTATGGATTTGGAGCCGCTTGGGAAAAGGGTATGGAAGATGAGCTTTTGATACCCAAATTGATTGGGATAAATGTTAAACAAAGGAGTTTAGAAGAGCTTGCTATGTATAACAGGGCGAAATTTTTAAGGGCGAAGATAGATTTGGGAAAGGTAAAAGGTGAAATACAGAGGAAATACAACAGAGGGGAAATAGATATTTACGAGTATATGAAAAAGATGGAGGAGCTTGATAAATATAAGATGGAGTTGATTTTAAAAGAGAAAGATTTTTGGGATGAGGTTTTTCAAAATGATGAAGAAGGAGGTGAGGAAGAATGAGCGTTAAAGAGCTGTGGGAGACAATGAAATACTATATCGTCAGGATATTTGGTGAAGACCAATTTGCGAAATCAATGATATCAATTTTTGTGATACTTTTTGGAGGTGATAAATTGCTGGCTATTTTCATAGTAATTCTCGTTATAATTGATTTCATAACGGGTGTTATAAAGGCGAAGCACTTGAATGAGAAGGTAGAAAGTAGTAAATTTAGACGGACTGTTTTGAAGCTTTACGTTTACTATTCTCTTGTGATTACGCTCGGCATAGTTGATTATATGGTTGGTGTGAATTTATTTTTAAAGGTTGGGTATGCTTTTATAGGCATTACGGAGGGAAAGTCAATCATTGAGAATTTAATTGCTGTGTATCCAAATTTAAATGAAATAAAGGAAAAGTTGAAATGGTGGAAAAGCAGTGGCAATTCTTAAAAGATTTGGCGAGGTTGATTATACACGCGCAAGCCAACAATCTTGTTCTTGTCGGTGGGGAGTTATACAGAACGCAGGAGCAACAGGAGATTTATGTCAAGCAGGGGAAGTCAAAGACGATGAATTCGTATCATCTGAAAAGGCTTGCGATTGACTTGTTGATTATGGAAAATAAGGATGGTCGTTGGGTTATATCAAATGACAGGGAGAAGTATAAGATACTTGGCGAGTTTTGGAAATCGCTTGACCCCAAGAATGTTTGGGGTGGCGATTGGGGTTGGGATCTAAATCATTTTGAAAAACAAATATAGAGGTTAAAAAATGAACCAAAGCGCCATATTTTCGGTAGCGGTGTTTGATATTGAGACGAGCAATTTAAATGCCGATTTCGGCATTGTGTTGTGTGCTGTGATAATGGATGTGAATACGAGAGAGATGAAAGTGTTAAGATGGGATGATATGCCAGAGTTCAAGAAGGACAGGTCAAGCGACAAGCAGCTTTGTGAAGCCATCAAGCAGGCGTTGGAAGCTTTTGATGTGATTATCGGTTATAATTCTTCAAAGTTTGATATCCCGTTTTTGAATACGAGGTTGATTAAAAACGGCGACGAGATGATAACGGGTATAAAACACATCGATTTATTGTATAGCGCAAGATATTATCTTAAATTGAGTAAAAACACGCTTGAAAATTTGACCGAGTTTTTGGGAACGATTGAGAGAAAGACAAAGGTTGATGGAAGTCAATGGACTAAGGCGTTGGTTATGGCTGGGACACCCAAAGGCAGAAAGGCGATGGATTATATAGTTAATCATTGTATTAAAGATGTTCAGGTTTTGGCAGAAGTATTTGGAAAAATAAAGGACACTATAAAGGTGATAAAGGTCAGATGAAGGAGATAGAATTCGTCGGCGTATTTTTAACGGAGGATGATGAAGATTTAGTTGTTTTAACGATTTTATATTGTTATATTTGCAAAAAAGAAACTGCTCATTGTCAGATAAAGAATGGAGAGGAGTATGTATGTGTTAGATGTGGGAAGCACACCACTGGAATTCCAGAGAATTGAAGTTGATGAGGATGACGATTGTTGTTCTTGTCCAGTTTTCTGTGATGAGTTTTCAAAAGAAGATGAAGAAGGTGATGAGGGATGAGCGTTTGGTCATTCCCAATAAGCTTCTTCAAGAAGAGGAGCTGGAGTTTGCCCGAAATAATTGAGGAATTTGAACCCTCAGCGAAGGAAATAAGGGTGGATGTCGAAAACAATGATTTGATAATAGAGGTGATAATAGATGAAAACATCAAGAGGAAATTTAGGGAGCATCAAGTTGGTGTTGTCAGGGTATTTTATGAGGATTAGCCTTATGTTTTTGCTAATCCTTTCGGTGTGTTTTTCGCAAGGGTTTAAATTTTCGGTTGGGAAAGAGTTAATATGGGGGTATAACAGAGACATAGCTGAGATATGGAATTACACCTACAATGAGGTTGCCCCGTTTGATATCAAATATGGTTTCAACAAAGTTGGAAAACTAAAATTTGATATATACAATTACAATTATGTTGAAATTGGGTTGGGGTTTAAGATGAAAGGTTGGTCGGTTTTATTTGGTTATGGTTTGATGGATGATGCTAATTTTGGGTATCGTAAGGTTCAATCCGGTGAAGATGTTTTGTATTTCGTCAGGATGTTCAATTCGATTTTGTTTCCAGTTGTGAATACGGATTTCCCTTATTATGCATCTTTTCAGGAAGTTAATTATTTTCAGTCAATTCAAGGGGATAGGTTTTATTTCAGGGTTTCGCATGCCAACTATATAGTTGGCTTAAACTTATTGATTTTGAATGAGAAAGATGGGGTAAGGTTAGATGAGTTCGCAAAGATTTTTGATTTCTTCTACAATCATATAACGATAAAGGATTTAAGCGAGATAAAAAGGAAAATTTATTCTTGTGAATTTCTATACAATTACAAGCGTGGCATATTTGGTTTGAATTTAGGCGTTGAGCTGGGATATGAATTTTCAAGGATAAGAAACAATTGGATTGATATCGATAGTGGTTATTTTAAGAATAAAGTTGATAATTCAAGGAATTATTTTCTATTTGATGGTTTAATTTATCAAAGTTTAAAGTTGAAAAATTTCGTTTTCGGGTTAGTTTCCGATTTATCCGTTAGGTATAATTTAGGTGATGTTATTTTCTCAGGTGGTGTAGCTTTTAGATTTTACCCTGTTTGGTATGTCAGATATGAAATGGATTATCCTTGGGGTGTCGGAATACCGACACCTGCAAAGACGGGTTTGAGGTTTGTCCCGCTAAAGAATGGGGTTTTATTTTTGAGGTTGAAATTAATTGAATTGGAGGTGAATTTATGATGAGGAAGTTAATTTTGATGTTGGTTTTGGTGTCGAATTTGAGTTATGAACGCTCTTTTATTATAAAGGAACGAGAGGAGGTCTTAAAGTATGAGATTTACGATGTTGTTTCGTATTATTTCCCAATTGAGAGAGTTGATAATAAAGGGATTTTGTATCTCAAAATTTTGCCGATTGTAGTCAAGGATGTGGTTTTAGATTTAAAAGTTTATTTTTACACTTATGGTTATAATACTTACAAAGTTGTTTTTTTGTTTGAATTTTATAAAATTACTTCAAATGGTTTAGTTAAGACGAACAATGTTGATAAAGTTGTTTGGAATTTAGTTTCGGCTTTTCTGGGTGAGTTTAGTAGAAGTGTGAGAAATAAAATAGTTTACGAGTGGTGATGGATATGTTGAAGTCAATAGTTATAGCGGTTTTAGCTGCGTATTCGCTTTACATAACGATTAAGTATATTAATGTTAATGAAGAGAATTATCGTTTGAAAAGGAAGATGATGGAGTTTTATATTGTCCCTCGACCTGACACTAACAGGGTTTATGAGGTTGAGGCTAGGCGGGACACTGTGTATTTAACCAAATACAGGGTTGTTAAGGAGAAGGACACCGTGTATGTTTTTCAGGTTGTTCCAAGTGAGAGTGGGGAGTATAAGGTTAATTACACTTGGAGTTGGCTTGATTTTTTGCGGATAAAGGACACGATTTTGGTGAAGTTTGATAGTTTAAAAAGGGCCACTGCAGCTTTATACCGGTGGTGGCGAGTTGAGCGACCTGTTGTCTTTGCGGTGGAGTTATATGAAAAAGAGCCGGAAAACTATTGGTGGCGTGGTTTTATAAGTCCACCTGAATTTGCGGAGTATACTAACTTAACTGTTTACAACGGTTTGAGTTCATTCCGCTGGTATGTCGGCGGCGGTGTGATATTTAATGATAGGATTACACCGGCTTTGGGCACTGCTTTTGTTTATAAACGCCACCTCCTGGGCATTGATGTCGGCTTGAATAATGTTTCTCTGTATTACAAGTATAGGATAAAATAAAAATAAAAGTGAGAGGAAATAACTATGACTAGGACAAAAATAAGGAAGGAACAAATCAGGTTGACGCTGAATGATTTGCTTGTGTTGGATAGGGAATTTGCCCCGGGCACTCAAAGGAAATTAACTTTAAACAGTGGGGAACGCTTGGTGATAGAAAACGGGGATGGTGTTTTTATTTCAAGCGATTTAACTGTGACTGGGAATTTAAATGTTCCGGGCATCAACGTCACTGAGATAATAGTGGAAGATTTAACTATTACTGGTAGATTTGAATTAAACAATGGCACAGTGCCGGGGACGATTTTGATGGTTATGTCCAACTATGCAGTTGATGGTAATTCAAGCGAGTTGTTTTGGGATTTGACAAATAGAAGGTTAGGTATTGGGACGGGTTCACCAACCGGGAAATTGCACATATTTGATGTAAATAGTGGGAATATCGGTTTTGGCGGTGCAGACCAAGACTTTTGGTTTGATGGTGGTAGCGATGGCGTATTTAGGTTTAAACATACTGGTGCTTCCGGTGGTCGCACTTCATTTATGCACGGTAATACCGAATTGATGACGATAACTAACAACGGCAAGGTGGGTATAAACACAACAAATCCCACCGAAGCACTCCATGTCGTAGGCAATGTAAGATTATCAGATAAAATGGGGATTGGTATAACCGGAGCGCCATCAGAAAGATTAGATATTCATGGCTATGATAGTGTTATAAAAATTGGTGTATTTGGGTTTTTAGGAAGATTTCAAAGAAATGGTGATACAGCTTCAGGAATAAGTTTTTATACTTATTTGTCAAATAATGCACGCCATGTAGATGGGGCCGATGAAAATACCTTTCTTATTTATAACCAGCATATTGATGGTTTAGCTCTTACATTAAATAGGCATGGTTTCCGATTTTTATTTGGTGATGCTACTGACCATAACCAACAGGTAGTTATGACCGAGTTGGCAAGATTAACAAATGATGGTAAATTAGGTCTGGGGACGACAAGTCCAAGTGAAAAACTTCAAGTCATTGGCAATGTATTAGCCCAAGGCGATTTTCTATCAAATAAAACAACCGGGGCAAGAATTGGAACAATAACGGCACAGGATTTAAATATAATCACAAATAACATCAATAGAATTATAATCCCCTCATCGAACACGGGCGAAATAGTTTTTTATCAAAGGACTAACCATACAAAAGGGTTATACCTTGAACACACACGAGATAGCATAGGGAATTCAAGGGTTTTAAATTCCAGAGTAGTAGGCACTTGGTTTCAATATACCATTGACCATGGTGTAAATGGCTGGGGCAGTTGGAACCCAAGCACAGGGATAGGTGTTGTTTTCCTTTCGGCTGATTATTCCGCTATTATTGTTTCTTATAATGGTCAAATTTTAACGCAGGGAACAGTAAGTGGTGGGGGCGATATAGTTGGTGGTGATTATGTTTTTATCAATGCAACCAATCCACCTTTCGCTAATGCTAAGGCATTAGTTTTAGCTTTTCAGCCACAGTTAGATGATGTTGTAAAAGTTATAGGGGTTTACTATTACGAAGAACAGTAAAAACTAAATCAAGGAGGAACAAATGTATAAGTTAACCATAGCCCGTTTTGAGCTGTATCCCAAAGATGAGCCGACTGGTTATGTAGTTGGTTTTAACGTTGAGCTTGATAACGGCCGCAGTTTTTATGTAGATGGGGTAGTTGATTTAGATGAGGCTAATGGTAAGAGTGATGAAGAGATTGTTTCTGCGGCATATAAAAAGTTGAAGGGGCAGATTCAATCGTTGGTCGCGGCTTTGGTTGATAAGAGCCCAATTTTGGGTAAGGAATTCACGCCGTCGGATGAGGAATAAAAATAAAAAAAATAAACAACTGTTATATCATGTCAAAAGTGCGGAAAAATAATTTTGCGGTGCAACCTGGCGATGGTATTGGTGAGGAATTCATTTTAAATGAGGAGGATAGGATAAAGCTGGAAAATTTCCAGCTGAAGGCTATTTTGCTTCAGAGGCAGTTAAATGAGATTGACGCGCAGTTTAAAGATTTCATTTTGGAGATTCAGGATAAGTACAACGTCAGGGTTGTCCAGATTGTTGATGTGAGCCAGGGCAAATTAAGGGTTATAAGGAATGCCACAAACAAAGATAAATAAAACGCAGGTTAAGTTTTCGATTTTTGACCTGGTTGATATAGATAGTTCATTTGATGGTGTTGTTAGATTCAGAGGGGTATACAGTGGGACGACTTTTCCCACAATCTCAAATCCGCGCAAAGGTGATATGATTATTTGGGAGGAAACGGGTGATATAACTTATATAAAAACATATATTTACACTGGGTCGCTATGGTATATGATAAGTTCTTATCACATGTGAAGGATGAGCGGGATTTACAAAAGGTGGTGTTTGAGTTTTTGCGCAAGGCTGGGGCTTGGTTTTATCATCCCAGGGAGACGAGAAAAGGTAGTGATGGGATACCTGACATAGTTGGTTGTTTGAATGGGAAATTTTTTGCCATTGAGCTCAAATCGCCCTCTTACAAAGATCCCGCAAAGCATTTAAGATCCGAGCAGCGAAAGGTTTTGGAGTTGATAAAAAAAGCTGGAGGTTTCGTTCTTGTTGCAAATAGATTTGAAGATGTAGTAGAATTTATAAACTTAATTAGGCGTATTTGATATGCCTTATGCGATAAGGAAAAGAGGAAGCAAATGGGTAGTTATTAACAAGGAAACTGGCAAGGTGAAGGGAAAGCATTCGACGAGGGCCAAGGCCCTCAGGCACCTCAGGGCTTTGTATGCGAATGTTCCTGAGGCGAGGAGAAAGAAAAGGCGTTGATAAGAGCTATGAAAATAGCGATTGTCTCATATCAGTTTGACAGTTCAGGGCTAGCATACGCCCTTGCGAAGGAGGGCAATGATGTGAAGATTTGGGCTGAAAAGTATGATTGTTTGAGAGGTGTTGAGGGGATTACTATTTACAAAGGGAAGGAGATTTTGCTTGATAATTTCATCATCAAGCACAGGGATAGTGATTTAATTATATTTGATGGCAGTGAATATGGTTCAAGACAAGATTATTACAGAAGTAGTGGTTTACCTGTTATAGGTTCAAGTAGATTGGGGGAGGCGATTGAAAAAAGGCGTGAGCTTGGGAATAAGCTTGCTGAAAAGCTTGGGGTTAGGCGTCCTCCCACGCACGAGGTTGATAGCATAGATGAGACGATTAGGTATATAAAGGGGAAGAGGAAAAGATTTATTTTGAAGCAATCGGGCAATTTGCCCAAGACATTGAATTACAAAGCGCAGCTTGATGATAGCGAGGATTTGATTTTGCATCTTCTTGCGATGAAGAAGAGATTTGGAGACAAGCTAAAAGGTGGCAAGTTTATAATTGAGGAAGTGATTGATGGGGTAGAAGTTGCAACCTCGGCGTTTTGGTCTCCGATAGGTTGGTTAAGGCATATAGAAACTGGTGAGATTGTGTTGGAGGTCAATTTTGAGCATAAAGGTCTATTAGAGGGTGAAAGGGGTATAACAACGGGGGAGATGGGAACGGTGGCATTCTTCATCTCGGGTGAGAATAGGATATTCAATGAAATGTTGAAACCCCTTGAACCCTTTTTAAATAGATTTAATAACTGGGGCAATGTAGATGCAAATTGTATTTTAACACCTGAGGGAGACCTGTATCTTTTGGAGTGGACGATTAGGTTTGGGTATCCAATCACGGATTTATACATAGAGCTTACCCCTGATTTCACGAAGTTTCTGTATGCGATATATAAGGGGAATGCTATTGATGTTTATTTATGGCCTGTTGTTGGTATTGTATTGGTTTTAGCTTTTCCAGTTTTTCCGTATGAGAAGGTGAAATCAGTTGAAGATAGTTTTCAGTTTGAGTATTTAATTATTCCTGATGATGTTCATTTTCATCCAGGATTTGTCAATTGGGATGCGAAAAGAAGTTTATGGTATATATCTGACCCGTATGGTTATGCTGGAACTATTACATTGAAAGGTAGAAATCTTGAAAGTTTGGTTAAAAGAGCGGTTGAGAAGATAGAAAGCATTGTTCCAGCTAAGAAAGGCTTTTACAGGGTTGATATCGGGAAGCGTGTGATTGAGGCGATGAAGGAGGATTTTGTGCTTGAGGCGATTATGCCAGTGAAAGCACAGCAAGGCAAAGCAGGGCATAGCATAGCAAGTTCGTATGTGGATAAAAAGTGGCAACAGTTTGCTCGTGGGTTAGATGTGATTTAAGGTTTTATTAAGTTTGGAGCATTTCTTCGAAAAAAAAAAGGTGAGGTCAAAAATGGACGACAAGGTCGCCAAAATCCTATTGAAGTTATCAGCTATTCCTAAAAATGAAGATATGATAGAGGGGAAGGAGATAGGTTTAATGGATTATTGGGAGTGTAGTTGTGGAAGGCAGATACACATTAGGCGTTTTAATTTTGCTTGGTCTGTATGGGATAGTCATACGGGTATTGTATGGAAGGGGAATACAAAGGAGATGAACGAGGTATATAAATTGCTAATTGATTTATATTCAATTCTTCACAAGAACAAAAAAGAGGATTGAAGAGATGGAGGAAAAAGGAAAAGGAATTGTTAGGCTTAATGAAGTCGTTAATTTGGAGAAATTAGATGAATATCTTAATACCTTAAAGGTCATTCAGGACAAGATATTACAGCAGTTAGAGGAGGGTATAGATTATGGGAGGCCGTATGAGAAATCCCAGCAAAAGATATTGTATTTTGCTGGGGCTAGGAAGTTAGCGAAGGTTATGAGGGTATCTGTTGAGATAAAGGTAGATGAGACGATAGAGAAGGATGGGGATATTTGGGGTCGTAAGGTCATATTGCGTATGAGCCTGCCTAATGGAGATTATGTAGAAAGTTTTGGAGTATGTTCATACGACGAACCGGCAAGTTGGAATAAGGATAAAGAAAATCCATTGCAGAGGTATAAAAAGCCGTTTTACATCATATCGCAGTTAGCTTATAAAAGGGCGTATGTAAATGGAATAAAGATGCTTTTAGGGCTACCTGATTTTTTAGATGTTGAGTTAGAGCAGAGTAAAAAAGAAGATATTGAGCCTAAAGTTAATGAGAGGTCGGATGAAGCAACTGATAAGCAATTAATATTTATGGCTGATTTATATTTAAAGCGTCATTTAACAAGAGAGGTAGCTGAGAAATTTATTGCTCGTTTAAATGAGCATATAAATAAGACGGGTTATTTGACAAAAGATGTCATATCGGGTGCTATTGAATATCTCACGAAATTACAGAAAACAACCCCAGAAGTAGTAAAGGAAAGCTGGGGTGAAACGAATGATTTGATGATATTTGATAAAAAGTTAAGGTTATTACAAACTGTCTTTGACAAGATAAAGAAGCATTACATTTTACTTGAACTTGGTGGTCAAAACAATATAGAGGAGGTATTCTAATGCTTGTGGAGAAAATTTTTAAGTATTATGAAAAGATAAGTTTAGAGCGGAGTTTGGATAGTGTTATACATAGAGCTAGCTTAGCTAACAAGTGTATTCGTTATCTTGGCTTTAAAAAGCTGGGGGTTATGGGGAAGATAAATGCAAGGGCGTATATGATGTTTAAGCTTGGTGATATGATTGAATTAATTGTTAAAGATGACATAATGCTTGCATTAAAGCAATGTTCAGATATAGAGGTTCTAACGGAAAATGAGGAGGTAAGTATTGATTTAGGGGATGGGATAGTGTTAAGTGGTCATATAGATGGTTTTATTTATGTTAAAGACCAAGGCAAGTATGGGATATTGGAGATAAAAAGTGCAAGCAATTATTTGTTTGACGAGGCGCTTGAAGGTCGTGTTGATGAAGATTACATAGTTCAAGCGTCTTTATATGCGTTAGCTTTAAAAGTTGATTTTGTATGTTTCATATTTTATCGTAAGGAGACATCACATTATTTAGAGGTTATTTATAGCAAGGACATATCCAATGATGCCATAGTTAGGTATATGGCACACCCGGAAAAAAGTTATTTTACCCTTCAATATCCGTTTGATTTTTCGTTTATTCCAAGAATAAAGGAGAAATATAAATTGTTAAATGGGATAATAAGTATTGAGGAAGTTTTAAGCCTTCCTATTCCATATGATATGGAGAAATGTGGAAATTGTGATGGAAGTGGGATAAAGGAATATGGCAAATGTAGAATATGTAAAGGAACGGGGAAGAAAACGGAAGTAGATGGTTTTATAAAGTTAAGTTATCCTTGTTCGTATTGTCCTTACAATGTGTTATGTTATCCTAATCAGCAGGTAGAGTTTGATGGATTAAAACCTGTTATAAAAGTTCGTAAGACATAGCAAGGTATAGCATAGCAATAAATACAGGGTTTTGTTATAAGGGCAAGGTGCTAAGTAGTGCCTTGCCCTTTTTTATTTTTCATTAAGGTTGGAACATTCAAAGTGAAAAAGCAAAAAGCAAAAGGAGGGAAAAAATGGGGCAGTATTATTTCGTTGTCAATTTAACTAAAAGGGAATACATAAACGCTTGGGATTTAGGTGGGGTAGCAAAGTTTAGTGAATGGTTATTGAATAGACAGACGGGTGTGATAATATGGTTGTTAAGAAAAAGTGATGATTATGAGAGGGATTATTTTAAGGATTACAAGTATTTAGGTAGGTGGGCAGGGGATAGAATAGTTCTCATAGGGGATTATGATAGTAGCAATTTAGTTGATGAGCTTTACAAGTCCTATAAAAATATATCTGTTGATTTAGTTATGGAGATAGATGATTATTTACATAACACTTGGAAGTTATGTTATGAGGATGTATTTGCATACGAAGGGTTTTTTAAGGATTTAGAGGAAGAGAAGAAGTTAGCACGGCTAGCTCAGTATAGTGACGCTCATAGCAAAAGACCCAATGCACATAGCAAGAAATAGAGTTTTGAGGGAAATGGGGTGTGAAGAAATTCACACTTCATTTCCCTTTTAACTTTTCGTTAAGTTTCAAGCATTCAAGTGAAAAAAGGTGAAAAAATGAGAACGAGAGATGAAGCTTTTCTAATAGCTCTATTGATAATACTTATATTGCTTTATATAAAGGTTAGATTTTTAGATTGGCGTTGAAAAACAAAAAAACAAAAAACAAACAAAAAAATCAGCCATGAAAATCAGAAAAATCGAAGCTTATAATTTATTGGATAGCTTGATAGGAAATAGCTCATATCCGATAGCGATGGAAGTTATAGATGATATCATTTATAGCTTGTCGAAAATATTGCCTGATAAGTTAAGCTCTATGGACGAATACAAAAATAAAGATATAAATGATGTTATGTGGGATATACTACAGGATTTAGGTAATCACTTAAAGGTAGATGGACTTAGAATATATGCTACTAAGGGGACTAGCTTGAATAAATTAGCTGCTAGCTATTTGTATAAAAAATACAATCTAAAATTTGATAATCCCAACTTTTCAAACCGAAAAGTTAGGAATATAGAATTTAGTTTGTTAAAACCTGAGGAATTTAATCTTATAGGTAGCGGTGAATATGAAGGTAATACTACTTGCTTTAACTATAAGGGTGAACATAGGCTAGCGGTACCAGCTTTTATAGAGGCAGGTATAATACCTATGTATGTTAGAGATGGTAATGTAGAAGGTAGATTATTTGTAGGGGTTAGGTATGTATATAAACCTAATGTGAATGAGGATGAATTAGATGTATCAAGACTATACTTCGTTTTACACAATTTATACATTAAGAATGGAGGTAGCGATTTAAATTCAATAGCAGCTGCATTTGCGGGTATATTGACAATAAAAACTAATCTTACATGGAAAAAGTTAAGCGGATATCCCGACAATTATTTAAATAATAGTTTTATTGACTACTATTTAAATAGCGGAGCTTATACAATTAGGTGTTATAATCTTGACGGTAATGAATTTACATCTTTAGAATTCTTAAAGGATTATATCCGTAAAGAGGGATACGTTGAAGATTTCTTAAATAGATACTTGGGTTATAAAGGTGGTAATATATTTGATGTAGCTATGTTTATAGGTAAACATTACAATGATAGCATATTAAAAAGCATGATAGCTAGATTTTACTGTTATGTATGTGGTGATGTAGCTAGCGATATAGTTTCGTATTTACCTGTATGTAAAAAGCATACGCAAATACCGCAGTATAAGTGTTATACTTGTGCAAGATACTTCCATATAAATGAGTTAGTTGCAGTAGAGAATGATAAAGATGCCTTTTATATGTGTAAAAATTGCTACAAAGATAAGTTATGTCAAATATGTAGGAAAAGATTAAAAGAGGTAAGGGTTGATGATATTAATTTATGTGGAATATGTTTAGCTGAAAAATTTGATAGATGCCATATATGTAATAGCATAGGCGATAGGGAAAAATACAGAGATTATAAGTTAGGTAATTTAATGGTTAGAGTATGTGAATATTGCCAAGAAAATAACATCTGTAATTTGTGCGGTAAGGAAATAAAAATTACTCCTGCAATACCTTATTGTTATACTTGCATTGAAAAACTAAATAAGGGGGATAAATATGAATAGGTTAGGATTGAATTTGAATATATTTAGGTATAGTGAGGATATGCTGTATGAGTATTTATATTTAAGGTTTAAGAAGAGATTTAATAGAGTTATAAGAGACAAAGATAAAACTTATTTATTCGTAGATAACCAAGCTAAAGTGTTAATTGTATCACATTTAGATGTAGTTCATAGCTGGAATAAGTATGGAAATAGCGAAGTATATGTAGTAAAAAATAAATATCTATGGTCGCCTCAAGGAATCGGAGGCGACGATAGAGCGGGAGTACATATATTGTATTGGATATCAAACAGTGAATATAGAAATAAAGTTAACTATCTGTTTACAAAGGGGGAAGAGCGAGGGTGCGTGGGAGCTCGCTCTTTCAATATCGACTACAAAGATAAGTTAGATTTATTTGCAATGATAGAGTTTGATAGAGAAGGTAGGGATTTTGTAATGTACAGATACAGAGATAGCGAATGGGAAAATTATATTGCTAAAATAACAAAGCGTAAAAGCGGTATAGGAAGTGTTAGTGATATAAGTTATTTGGATTTAGGTGTAAGGGGAGTAAATATCGGTATCGGATATTATCATAATCATTCAGTAGCTGAATATGTTGTTTTAGCTGATATGTTAAGAGCTTATCACGATGGTTTAGCGTTAATAAAAGATATACTAAGTAAAGGTAAAAAATGGGAATATAAAGAAGATAAAACTCGTAGATGGAGTTATTGGGGATACTATGATTGGGAATATAGCGGGAGATATAAAAGCTTATATGATGATACGGATTACAAGGATTTGTATACCACTAGCTATATTTGGTTTAAATTTAAAATGACTTCTAGCTGTCCATATTGTAATAAAATATCGGATTTATATCAGAGCGATAACGGAGAAACTATGTGCATATCTTGTCTAATCGAATTTGGATATGATATTATATATTTCAATCAGTATGATACGCAAGGATATTTCACGGGTATATGCATGTTATGCGGAAAGATGGATAAAGTATATATAAATACAAGGGATATGTTGATTAAGTGCAGTAGCTGTGATAAAACTGTAATTGAAAGCTTATACAGGAAGATAGATAACATAAGGGTTAAAGTAAAGCAATAGACAAAGCATATTAACAATAAAATACGCATAGCATAGCATAGCTGAAATAATAACGCGAGCTTGCATTAAAGCTACAAATTTTACAAATGCAAGCTCGAAGTTAAGTTTTAGTTAAGTTTTACGCATCTAATTGAAATATTAAAAAAACAAAAAAGAAACCATGAAGCGCAAAAAAATTGAAGCTAAAGATATATGGAATAAGTTTGGTATGGTAAAAGTAAAAGTAAATGGAGATAGAGAAATAATGAAGGGTAGTGTAAAAATTAACGGTGGTATGATTAATTTTTACAGTGATATTGATGGTAAAAACTTTACAGCGCAAATAGTTTTAGAAGGTAAACGTAAAGGAATATTTGTAAAAAATACCAGAGAGTGGGAGAGAATAAAATCACTAATATTATATCTGGATAAAAAGGGGTTTACAAATGTTTTAAGGATATTTGAAGAATTAAACAATGATAATAGTAATGATAATATTAATATCGATTTTGAGTTTTAATTATATCGCAAGCCGCAGCTCAAAACTGCGGCTTGCAAGTTTTTATTTTTTTGCCCTAATGTTAAGTTCTTAACACATTGGGATAACAATAAAAAATGCATAGCAAGTGCAAGTGTTAATAAATTTACAGTTTTATGTGTTATTTATTTGGCGTTAAGATTTGATTAAGTTTGATACGTTTGGATGAAGAAAAAAAATGAAAAATGAATGTGAATGTGATTGTGTTTGTGGTGATTTTTTTATGATTTTAAGAATAAGATTTTATGTGAAATGAAAAAATTTAAAAAAAAAAAAAAAAAAAAAAAAAAAAAAAAAAAAAAAAAAAAAAAAAAAAAAAAATAAAATTATGCTGCGCGAATTTTTCCTGGACGGGGAAGGGATATTGGTTAGTTATAAGGGATACGTAATTAAACCGTATAAACAATATCGAAATGGCCGCAAGATATATCTTTTGCGGCCGGGGAGGTATCAACTGCATTTTGAGGATGATATTAAAAATATGAGTAGAGAAGCAATCAGTAATGCCATTAAGAGCAATAATTTTAATGTAGTAGATGTAGTTATAACCAGGCACCTGATCGTTTATCAGGTGCCTAGTAGAATTATTAATATCTCTCTTCTTGAAGAAGAGAGTTGAAATAATGCAGGCTTGCGTCCCGCAAGCCTGCTGTTATATAATTTATTTTTTTGTCCTAAGTGTTAAGTTCTTAACACAACACATTACAAAAGCAAGCCTTAAGTTTTATTTTTTTGTCCTAATGTTAAGTTCTTAACACTAAAAGTAAAAAGGTTGTAAAAGGCAAAATTAAAATAAAGCAAAAGTTAAAAACTTGCCTCTTCAATTTCCTCTTTTTTTTTCTCTTTTTTTGTGTTGTGTCAAGTTTTTTGCATTTTTTTTGTATTAAGTTTTATTTCGTTTTTTTGTTTTCAATTTTGTCGTTTTTTTGTCGTTTTAAAGCAAAATCCCAAACCAGGGGGGTGGGGGGCACAGCGACAACGGTAAATTTGTCAATCTCGTTTTAAAAAAGTTTCTTTCGACCCCAAAAACATTGTAATTTTTACAGTTTTTTTGTGGAAAAAAATACAAAAGTGGTGGTTTTATAGTAGATTTATGGGGGTTATATGGGGTTAGGTAGGTTTTTAAGCTTGACTTTTAGGTAAAAATTTATTATATTTAGGTGTTTTTAAAAACAAAAAGTAAGGTAAATTTTTATGGCGACGTTGAAATACAGGATTGAGAATGGGGTAGTAGTGATTACTCCGTTAAAGTATAATAGGAGTGTGAAGTATTATCTTATTGCTGGTAGGTTTTTTAACTTTTTAGGGTTGAAGGCGGGTGATGTATTAATAAGGAGGGTAGTGAATAATGGTTGGTGGAGGTTGGAGAAGCTTGTGGATGTAGATAGTTTAGTTGGGCCGATTGATTTTTTGAAGGTTGGGAGGTATGGGACGAAGGATTCGGGTGAGTGTGTGATTTACATAAAGCGTGATATGTTGGGTGAGAATATAGATTTGAAGAATGCGCAGGTTTTGATGAAGGTTTTGGATAGTGAGCCTGGGGTAGTTTATATGAAGGTTTTATCGGAGTGATATTAAGTATTTATTAAGTTAGTTCCATTAAAAAAGGAAAAACAAAAAGGAGGTGAATTTTCATGGCATTTCCGTCGGTTCAGGTGAATAAGGCGGCATATGTTATTAATTTATTTATAAAGGCTACGGGGGTAGTTAAACCGCATTGTCCTAATTGTAGAGCTAATTTATTGTTTGTTGAGTTTTATGGGGATTTTAACAATCGCAGTTATTATTTATGTGATTGTGGGAAGTGTGGGAATAAGAGTATAGTTGTTTTGAATTACAAAATTTCAAAATTCAAAAACAAAAAGGAGGGATGGAGAAATGTTAAAAATCAAGGCTTTCAAGGACATGAGTAATAAGATTTATTTAAATTTTAATCTTGATTTTAATTTTTTGTATGAAGGTTTTAAGGAGTTTTTTGATAAGTTCAGTGAGTATTGTGATAAGGAGATAGAGGAGGAGTATATAGCGAATAGATTTATTGAGTTGCGGAATAGGTTTTTAGAGGATGGCAAGGATGCTGAAAGTCTTTTATTTGCTTTGCTTTATATGTATGGGGCGATACATTTAGCTGAAGCGGCGGTTGATTTTTTGGGTGGGGTGGATAAGTTAGGGACGATAACTTCAAAAGATTTAAAGAACCTATTGGAGGATAGGTTTGGTGAGTTTATGGGGGTTGTTATGGAGAGGGCATTTTTAATGTTAGCGTTAGTATTGTTTGCTATGACGGATAGAGAAATAGGGATTGAGGTAGATGATGATAACGGGTTAAAGAATTAGGTTATTAAAGGGTGGGTGGGAGGGGTTTAAATATGATGGATCTTACAAAACAAAACAAAGGAAAAAATTAGGTTGGAGGTTGAAGTGAAGTATTTAATTTCAATCAATCAGGCGGGTGTAGTAAAATCGGGTTTGGTGGATAAGACTGATGTAGTTGATTGGATAATAATTGATTATTTAAAAGATTGGTATTTCGGCGAGAGGGGGAAAACGATATATGACCCCAATGAAGATGTTTATTATGTTTGGTTGAATTACAATTATTTAATACAAAGCCTACCCATTATTGGCATTGATAAAAGCAATCTTTCAAGGCGTCTTCACAAGCTTGAGGGTTTAGGGTTGATAAAATTAGTTTCAGAAAGGGATAGAACGATATACTTTTGTTTAACCCCTTTATGCATTGATATTATATTCTACAAACCCGACCACTTAGATGAACAGGAGGGTGTTGCGCCAGCGCAACAGGGTGTTGCGCCAGCGCAACAGGGTGTTGCGCCAGCGCAACAGGGTGTTGCGCCAGCGCAACAGGGTGTTGCGCCAGCGCAACAGGGTGTTGCGCCAGCGCAACAGGGTGTTGCGCCAGCGCAACAGGGTGTTGCGTCAGCGCAACAGGGTGTTGCG